TACAGACTCTTCAGTTGGGTCTATATCCGATGGGATAAATGCAGCAATTTTCTGATTTACCCCGCGACTAGCGAGGGCATCCTTGATTGCTCTTTCGCGCTGCGCCTTGTTCAAAGACTCGAACTGGGAACGTAGTTCCTGTAGTTCCTTATCCTTTTGCTTGGCTGCTTTGCGTAGTTGTTTTACAAGGTCGTTCCCTGAATCATTAGATTCAAAGTCGTCATCCTCATAGTCGTAATTGGACATAGGTCCTTCTCCCTTTTCTTTGTAGTTTTCGCAGGCCACATACAGACTGGGGATTTCTGTATGGCTCCCACTACTGGTCTTAGAATGTCTCTCCCTGAGTGCCAGATATTCTCAGGGCAGGCCTTAGATTTGCCCTGCTCGTTCGCGGGCTAGTGCGCCTTGTGTGGTTCCTGCTGAACCAGAGAAGGCTGCTTGTTCTCTTCCAACAAGTCGTTCTCGCTTCTTCCTTGCTTCCACTGCACCAGTGGTGCCGAAGACTTCCGACTCAATATCAGTCTGAGTCAAAGGTTCTTCCTTATAGAAAGATGACAGTTGTCTTGCTCTAGGCTCTATAGCAGCAACCGTCTGGAAACCTTGACGTGCTTGCTCTCCGGTGATACCGAAACGAGCAAGTTCTTCTGCTCGCTGTACGCCAGTTCCGAGACCAGCCTGACGTGCGCCTGCACCGATTTCAGCAGCGGTAACCTTGCGCTGAATATCCTTGAGTGCGTTGTCTGGGTCAAGAGCGTAGGCAAGAATGTCACCATCAGTGATGTTTGGATAGAACGCCCTAAGCGAATCCTTTACCTCTGGAGTAGCGTTGATAACTCTGTCATAGGCAGTCTGCACCCGATCTTCTAACTCAACGCTTGACACATCTGACGCGATAAGGTTCTCGAAAGAGCGCTGGACACCTAGTTCATTCTTTGCGTAGTATTTTGATGGCAGACCATATCGACGCATAATGTTCTGGTATTGGTCTTCTAATGATAGGTACTCTGCCTCGTTGAGAGCAGTTAGGCCCTTAGCGATACGGTTTGCATTGGCTGCAAAGCGCTTCTTGTATGCTTCTGTTCCTCGGAGTCTTATGGTGAACTCACTTGCAGAGACGCTTGGGTCTGTGACGAGACCACGCATTGGCTCTACCAAGGAGCCTAACCCATAACGCGAGAACTCCTCAAAAAGCAAATCAAATGCTGACTGACGAGCAGACCTACTGCCACTGAGATAGTCCTGATACTCACGAAAAGACTTTTCATCATAGAACAATGTTCCATCAGTAGCGGTCCAAGTCTTTGCTGGAGGTTGTTCTGCACTTGTTCCAGAAGGTCCAGCACCTCTTACTGGTGCCGGCTCTCCTGCGACAACAGGAGTATCGGTCCCACTGTAGACAAGGGTCTCTACCCCTGCGTCGTTGGTGACAATTTCAGTTCCAGCGATACCGCTAGGCCTTCTATTGGGCTGACCAGCAGGGGTCTCTTGAATCTGCTCCTCAACTGTAGTCAACTCGTCTGGACGTGCAGACTCGACTGCAGACTGAATATCCCCTACTTGTGGGGCTTGCTTCTTTTTCTTGGCCATTGTTACCCCGTAAATCCAAAGTCGCGGAGAACCTTTAGTGTCACGTCTGCCACTTCTTTTCTCGCTTGGTTGGTGTATTGCCATCTATCATCTTGGCGTAGTTCTTTTTCAAAGTCATAGATAGATTTAGCGCCCACCTTGCCATCTGGCAGGGTGAAAGACATAGCACTACGGACCTTTGGGTCGAACAAGTCAATAGCGCTAGATGGGATTTCCAAGATGTTGCTCATTGACTGGATGTATGGATCAGCCAAAGTCTTGAGGTCAATGCCTGCCTTGATTTTGTCAGCATAGGCTGGGAAGGCGTTGGCTGCCGACTCTCGAATAGTTGCAAAGGCAGTATTCTCGTCAAGTTGTCCAGCGACAATCTTGCTTGCGTAGGACATCGCAGCAGAGTCTGAGATAGCCACGCCATTGTCATAGGCAAGGTTCTTGACTGCTGTGTAGTACCGACCAGCAGGACCCTCTGGGACACCAAGCATCCCACTGATTGCAACATTGCCAGCGGCAAGTCGCGTCTGGACTTGGTTCTCTAGCCATTCAGCAGGATTGGCTCCATCGGCTGTGAGATATTCGGTGGATACAAGGCGACCCTTGTCATAGATTTCCTTGATGACCGTACGTGAACGGTTTGTCTTCGGGTCCTTGTATCGTTCCTGAAGGGCTGGTAGCCACTCAGCCAACTCATATTCATTGGCGTCTCTGCCATAATACTTTTGGAAGATATCATTGATCTTCTCTTTGATGGCCACATTGCCAGGGATGTTGACAGAATCGTAGGTACGAGTAAAGGTTCCGGAGCGCACTTCTTTAGGTGTAGCGCCAGGCTGCAACTGGCCCATAACGTCTTCTCGCGTAAGACCAAGGTCTGCAAGCAAGCCATCGTAATCGCTTGACTGTTGCTGAGCCTTTGACCCTCTTGGCTCTGCCTGTCTAACTGTTTCTGCCATTACCTAGTTTCCTTTGGTGTGAGGTACTTGTCAAATACCAGGTCTTGTGACAAGAACCTGTCATAGATATATGCAAACCCAAGTTTGTCGCCATCCTTGAGTTTGTTTACCAAGCCGTCATAGATAATCTTGAGGTCTGCGTTGCTTTTTGCTGTGATGGACTTAGCCTCACGCTTTGCTAATTCAGAGGCAATCCTCTTGCGGTAGTCAAGATATGCACTGATTGACTTGAAGGTGGAGGTTTTGTTCTTGTCCTTCTTGAAAGTGGCATCGTCAATAATCTTGCCGAGGCCTACGATAACCCTATTCGTCTTGGAACCATCAGAGTCAAGATAGTCGTCGTACCAAGCAGTCTGGACATACTGACCAGTCTTCTCATCAACTATAGGCGTTCCATCGGCATCAGTCTGTACTGCTAGTTTTCTGACTGCTGCCTCTTTGACGAACTTTAGGTCTTCTGCACCACGCTCCATAATTGAGGAAAGACCACGCTTCTCAAGTTCATTGTCAATGATATCCATATACTTGTTGTACTGAATCCAGCCCTTTTCAGCATCAGTTTTCTTCTGAGCGTCTACTGGATTCTGTGACGACAGGAACTTGGTTGCGGCTCCAGGGGCGATACGCTTGCCATATAGGAACGAATAAGCAGCATCTGAGAACTCGTAGCCCGTAGGATCATTGACGACCATACCGATAAGTTTTGGCTCAACCGTTGCCAACTCCTCGATGAGAGGACCATACTTCTTGATGTTACGGACCGCTACCTGTGAGGACTGAACGCCCGTTGGGTTAGCGGAGAGGCTTGTGGTAAACGAGAAGTACTCTGGATAGTCCTTCAAGAACTGAGAGTCTGCATCAATTCCGTAGAGCCTTCGGTACTCACGAGACTTCTGGATATAGAACTGATATGGCGAGTCGAATCGTGGCGCGAATGGAGCGACGAGGTTAGCAAAGGTTCTAAGGTTCCAGTAAGCGTTGGTCATCTCCTCAATCTTGCGATTAGATGGAGGGGTCTTACCGTTCAACTTTGCGTTTTGATGCTCAGTGTTCCAGATGAGTTGATAGATTCGAGCGTACTGAGGATCTTCTTGACCACCGATGCGTGTAATCTGCCTCTGCATCCAGGCTGGTAAGAATGAACTGATGACATTCTTGCCTGGGCCAAAAGGAAGCGCCCACTTGAAAGTATCCTCAAGGCTTGGTTGGCGCTTGACTATCTCTGATATAGGTGCTGCGACATATGGGCCTACTGGGAAGATATCACCGAACATATTGGGATTGCCCTGTGAGTACAAGACATCCAAGCCACCTTGGAAGATGATATCCAACGACTGCTTTGGTATGCCTAGTCTAGTCAATGACATATCAGCAAAGCCAGGAATCTTCTTGACACCCGCTGGAATACTTAGCCAGATGGTATCTGAGCCAGAAGTTTTACCTTCTTCTACAAGGTTTCCATCTTCGTCTGTGACGATACCGGCCTTGTTAGGGGCGTTCCATACAAGATAGCCACGATTGATAATGGCTGGGTTAGCCACAGCAAACTTCATCCAGGTCTTGTAGGCGTTCTCCTGTGCGGAGAAGAATGGGTTGATGTACTTCATCAGCGTAGCAGCGTTGGTCTTACGCTCAATGTTGAAGAGGATCTTCTTCATCTCCCGCAGAGCATACTGACGGCTCTGGTTCATCAGTTCTCGCTGCTCTTTGACGGTAAGGCGAGTCTTATTGAGCCCAGACATTACATCAAGACGACGCTTTGCTTCCCTACGATATAGGGTAACGTAGAGCGGGTGTCTTGCCCACGCATCTTCTGGCATAGAGGCAAGTAACTTGAAAAGCCCATTGACTGCAGACCGTACATAAAGCCGGTCCGTATTCTTCATATTAGTTTCAAGGATATGACCGTGAATAATTGGCAAGGATGTTGGGTCCTTGAATGTGGTCCGAAGATCAGCAGCAGTTATCTCTTTGAGTTTTGGTCGAAGCCCAGATGATGCAGGAAGATATGTATCTAAAAAGCCAGATACTTTGGTAACGTATTCTGCTGACTCATCCGCTGGAATAGCAAGTCTACGACGAAGAGTTCTTCCATCTTCAGAGTTCCTTAGCCACGTCGCAACTTCGTCTATTGATTTACCTTCAATAATCTGTTCAACAACCCTTGAGTTTCCAAAAGATTGACGAAGAGTTTGCGCCCACTGTTCAAAGTATGCTGGATCTCCTGGCTTTATAGCGCCGATTCCCTTAGATGCCAAAGTCTTTGCATAGATATCTGTGTTGGTATCTACCATACGCTCAAACGAGTTCTGAGAAGATGCAAGCCTACGGAAGATATCTCCCAAAGGACCACCGAAAGCATCATCAAGGATATAGGTCTCACCGTCAGAGGTGGTTACTTCATATGCACCAGAACCAACCTTGGCCTTCTTGTCCATCTTGACATTCTTGGCTAGGACTTCTTGGTAGTGGTTGTAGACAGCCAACTTCTCTTCTTGCAGTAGTTTGAGTGTGCTAAGTTCGGCAGCAAGTTCAGCGTCGTTCTTCTTGAGAACAATCTCACCCTCAAGTTTGTTGATACGAGCGGCTCGCTCATCAATATCCTTGATAAGTTTTGGGACCTTTGCTTCTACCTGTGCGTAGGTCATACCCTCATCAACAGGGCGATACTTATCAATAACACGGCTAGGGGTTTTTGCTACGTTGAAAACTGTGTTCTTTACGCCTTCGCCAAGGTGACGAAGTGCGCCAAGCGCACCGACGGAAGCCATAATACGCAGTTGTGAGTCTATTGCGTTACGCTGGGTATAGCCCAAGCGAAGTAACGCACCAGCCTTGAAAGCATCCTGCACGAGATCTACATAATATCCAGTGGTTGAACCCGCTTTTCCAGCGAGAGCGCGAAGAGTGCTGCTGTTTCTCTTGAGGATTTTATCCATCAAGTCAAAGTCCATAATCGGCAGGTAGTCTGCTGTCTGCGACTCTAGTTGTGGGATACGAAGGATTGATCCATCGGTATCAACCATATATCCTTTGTCCTGAACGGACTTGAGAGCAGATGTTCTTGCCCTGTTGTATTCGTTGTACAACTTATTGGCTTCATCTTCATCAATGTCATATTTTTTAGCAATGGCACGAAGCGCACGACCCTCAAGTTCCATAATCGCTTGAAAGCGTTGTTCTGGAGTAGCACCTCTGATGTAAGAGTCAATCAGAGCCTTGCTTTGAGTTGGGTTGAGGTCAAGAATCTTCTCAAGACGGCTTACGTTAGCGACTACTTCTCGGTATGAATCTGGGTCATTGAAGTTGACAATACCTGCTGGGCGCTCGCCCGCGAGCCACGAAACCTTTTGGTACAACCTATGGAAAGGTGTTGGCTGGTAGACATCAATCTTTGGGTTGCCAACCTTGCGGTCATAGAACTTGATTGTTCTTGCCTTGGCAACGAAGTCTTCAACACCCTGAAGTCCAAAGCCAGTGGTACGTGCTAAAGCACCGCCACCTTTGGTAAGTTCCATCAAGTCTGCAAAGTACTTGTCGTTTGCCGCGAGAGAACGGTAGTTTGCTTCTGCCTCATCAATAACAGCCTTGTTGTCGTTGAGGAATGGAAGCATCCCGAACTCGTCAGGGGCTGCAAATAACTTGAACTCCTCGTATGCTGCCATCTCGCCACGCGCTGCCTGAATAGCATCTGTGATGTAGGCACGTTGCAACTTCAGTTCGTCAATTGCCTTGGGGTCTCCGAGTGCAGATCGAAGGATAAGAGCAGTCTCATCTACATCTACTGAATCACCGAGCAGGTGAGCCAAGAGTCCTGGATTGTTGGAGGACTTGACCATTGGGTGATTCAATGCGTAGATAGAATCGTTCTGGGTGAAATCTTCAAGGACCTTTGTGAACCTATTGTTGACGCCATACTGAGCGCGAGTGATATCCTCAGCAGCCTTTGTAGCATCTTCTGCGGTGCGGATAGCACCTACACCCTTTGTGGAAAGGGTAGCAACCTTGGCTGCCTTTGCTCCAACGAGGGTTACATCGCCTACGAGTTGGATACCGAAGTCACCAGCGCCGCTTGCAAATCTACCGAAGAGTGACTTCTTGAAAGCCTGCTCACGTTGCGCTGGGTCGTATACGTTGAACTTCGGGTCATACGTATTTCGCATTGAAGAAAGCACTGACTGACCAAAAGAAATCTCTTGTGCGCCCTTGTATGCCCTACGCCAAGAGTCTGGATCAAAGACTTCTGTAGGTGAGATACGACCAGAATAAAGGTCTCCAACAACCAAATTGACAGTTGTGAGTGGCTCACGAATATACTCTTGGTTGATTTCGTTGATTTTACGAAGGGTCGGTGCAAGGCCAGGGACCTTCATAATCGCGCCACCGGCAGATGAGAATGGCTTGACTATGTTCTCTGATTCTTTATTGTAAGCACTCTTGAATGTATTGACGAAGCCGTTGTACTCTTCGTTATCGTTCCAAGGAGCAGTGCCTACATCCCACGCAAAACGGGCTACGCCAGCGCCAGCACCCGCAATTTCACCTGCGAACTTACCGACGTTACTAGCGACATCACCGATTCTGTTCCATACACTCACAGAGAATCCCTTAGTTGTCTGATAATTCTTCGCGTCTCTGGCGAGGTATCAGGCAAATCAGCCACATAGGTCAAGACAGGCATATAGGCTGCAATGTTTGCCCTGAAGTTTGTATCTTCATCTTCCATACGGTTCATACCAAGGACCTCTGAACCAGGTCCTGGGCCACGATCAATACCAGCGGTAACAGGCTCATCAGGTCTTTGTGTCTCAGCAAAGAGCGGAGTAACGTTACGTGGGCGACCCAACTTAGGGTCAGCAGCACCACGAGTCTTGGCTGTAGGAGCGCCCTGCATAATTTCTTGTGTAGCCTTGCGCTCGCCGTATTCTTGTGACGGTGGCAAATCTGTACGAACAGAGAACTTGCCTGGACCAGCGGCCCCAGCAAGTGGGTTCATTGGCTCTGCCATTAGTCCTCCATCTTTTCTAAATCGTTTGTGAACTGTTCCCACACCGCATTGACCTTGCTTTTGCGGATTGCGTGGTATGTAGCCAGTTCCATCAAATCTTCTGTAAGTGCGTGTACTGATGATGCTATGTTGTGTGCAAACCCCGACAGTACGACGAGGAAATCTGCAGAGGTGACTGAGCGAGGCACGTCATCCTTACCTGGATCGAACATCGCTCAGTCCCTTCTAATACTAACTAGGCCTTCTTGCCCTTACGTCCTGCAGGTGCCATTCCAAAGAAAACCTTTCCGCCCTTTGGCTTCGAGGTATCCTTCTTGCCTTCAGTCGGCTTCTGCACAGGAGCCGCTGCACGGCCACCCTTCTTCATTCCCATCATTTTCCACCTCCTCTGTTGGATTATGCGCCGCCGATTGAGGCGAGCAGTGTTGCTATGTCGGGACGAGTTGCACCAGCAGGGGCCGCTCCACCAGGGGTTTCTGGAGTTGGCTGCGAGGCAGGGGCGGGGGCCGCACCTGCTGGTGACATCTGTGCTGCCATCATCATCTCTTGTGGCGCTGGCTCTTCTGGAGCAAATGCCTTTTCGATGATGGTCTCTATTTGGAGGCCCTTTTGCCGACCTTTGATAACTTCAGCAATGCGGCCAATGATTTGAGTAGGGTCTTGTCCCTGCGCTGCCAGTGCTGGTATAGCCTGGGCATACTGAGCCAGAGCAACACGAAGAGAATCGCGCATCTCTTCGATATCAACCCTTTGTTCTTCTTGTGTGACATTCAACTCCATTGGGATCTCGCGGCGTACATAGTCTCGTGAAACGAGTTTGTCGCTACGCATCTGGAGAAGTGCGATGATAGCGCGGTTAGGGTCCATACCAGACATAATGCCGTAGCGCACATCTACGCCGTACTCACCCTTGATGTCGCGTGAAGGGATGTACTTCATCGTGTATGCAGTGCCGTCGTCTACACCCTTGATCTCCTTGGTCATAGAACCAAAGACCTTCTC